CTGTTCAATCTGTAGCACTTCTACAGTCTCAGCTACAAAGTTTTGTACTTCCTCTTCCTGCTGTGGATTACCTTCAGCTTCCTGTACTTTCTCAGCTACCTGTTGAACCTCAATCATGTTAACAACAGCTTCGGTAAATGTATCAATAGCGTTGTCCATAAGTTCTAGTTCTTCCATAGCTTTGTTTTCCAACACAGCCCTGATGTCACCGTATGGCTTGTAGTTCTCAGCAAAGTTTACTAGAGCATTGTTATACGCTTCTACTTGTGCTTCCTGTATGTGTGCTGTTGTGGACACATTACCAGAGGATAGTGCATCGCCTTGATACGCATATTCACTAGCCGCGCCTACTAAGAGGATACCAGTGTTTATTTGGTCAACTATAGCAGTGCTAGACTCTAAGAGCGCATCGTACTCATCTGAGTGAACTGCGGAACTTAGCACTAACAGAGATAATAGTATCTTCTTCATCTGTATCCTCTCCTCCTATGTTTAATACAGTATTGTACCAATCTTTTGTTTTCTTGTTGTAGTCTGGTATGTAAACTTCTGGCTGACGTTTCATAACTAACATAGCACGTTTACCTACGACTAACTTACCATTTGACAGTATGGGACAAGGTGTACCTGAGATAAACATTGCCTTCCATACGTCAGTGCTTTGACACATACGAGCCACTGCACTTACTTTCATTCCTAAATCAGACAAGACCTTAGCATCTCTACGTCTGTTACACTCAGGGTCTACATGATAACCACCACTACTAAACCCTACACCTACTGTTTGTAATGAACCACCTGTACCCTTAAGGCAAGTGTCCATACCGCTACTCATGTAGCTAGGACTAATTGCAGAACCTACTGGTATTTCACTGCTACTACCTACGCCATTGTAGGTGTTACTTACTGAATCATCCTGCGTAGTGTTATTGCTATTCGTAGTCGAGTTTTCACCATGATAGGTGTTCAGACTACCTTCCTGCGTGTTGTCCGCTAGTGTTACCCAAGACAACATCATTAGTAAGCAAAATAACTTTCTCACTTTTTATGTACAATCTTCTGTACTGTTTCTGATTCATAGATACGAATACCTAACCAGATAATCGTAAATAAACTAGCAACGGGAGGCAACCAAGCCGCCAACGACATTATTCCAGTTGATGCCGCCATTACGTCTACAGCTTGTTTAGTTTCTTCCGTTACCATAATATTATTCCTTGTTACGATGGATTTCTTTGTGAATCAGTTGGTGGTACAATTAAGCGACATCTATATGTCCAATTTTTCGGTATATTCTGTTACCTTCTTCATCGTCTTCGCCAAAATACTCTTGCCAAAAAACTCGTACAACATCTGACCTGCTTCCAAAAGATGAACGAACATCCTCAACCTCTTGATTTACTTCTAGCATATCAGTGTTCTCAATAGTCGTTTCAATAACATCAACCCAATTTTCTTCTACTAGTTTTGTATATCCAATTTGTATCACGGTGAAACCTCAGTATGTCCCATAAAATCATAAACATTAACAACTAGATTTGATAAGCTAGTAATAAAATCAATTTCTATTTTAAATTTTGTAGCAGTACTCGACCTACCGAAACTATCTTCTATGGCAATATCAGGAGATTGTTGTGTATTAGTAGAAAGAGATTTAGCTAAAAGACTAAAAAACCTACTATTGTAATTATTATTATTTGCAACATAAGAACCTGAACTAACAAAACCATCTACAGAATAGTAAACAGTTACATTATTATAAACAGTGGTTGCATCTGGAAATTTGGTTATTCTGAAATATGTTCTATCATTAGTTGAATCATAATAACTACCTAATACTTGACCGCTACTAGCACCTGCCGATGATGTTGCCATTCTCCCTCTGTTTGGAACAATAATATCTGTTTTATCACCAGACACATAATACCATGCATTATAGGGGCTAGGTGAACTATCATAAGTTCCTGTACCTATAGAAACACCTGATGTGCCTTTTGAGTAAAGAAATTTAGTAAGGTAGTATTGGTTATTAATCTTATTAGATGTACTTGAGTTACCAACCCTTAAGTGAAAACGTGCTGTCATTGTTTGTAATGCATTAACGTTTGGGGCGGCAATACCGCCTTCAAATATTGTTACAGGACTAGTAGTAGTGATACTAATTGGAGATGTATTACCAAATGTTCTTTTTTTAATGCTATCTAGTTTAGAACCGTCTGTGGCTACGTCTCTACCATCTACTGTGCCAGATACAGCTACGTTACCATTTAGGTTTATATTCTTTGTTGTTAAGCCTGATGTTGGGCAAATATTAACCGTTGTCGTGCCGCCAGTGCTGTATCCTGTGCCTATGTTAATGATTTTTGTAGGCGAAGATTCACTACCTGTAATGCCTGTAGCAATATTAGTAGTAACGCTACCTTCTGTGTGTATGTTTATGTTAGGTGCTGAAACAAGACCACCCACTGTAATACTACCATAGCTACTAGTTATATTACCTGTTGAAGTTGCAAAATGACCAGTGCTAGTGCTGAAGCCGCCATCTGCTGTGATAGTACCAGTAGTTGTATCGTTAGCATCTGCTCGTAAATACTTAGGGTCAGTCTGTGTTGTTATATCAAAGGAAGTAAGATAAGACTGCAAATCACTAATCTGAGATTCAGTAATACTTAGTGCCGCTTGATGCTGAGTCACGCTAGATTGCGTTATATTGGCGTCTGGTACGTTAGCCCAAGTAACAGATGTTGATAAGTCGTTAGTCTCTGCTGTAAGATATGTTTGTAAATCACTTATTTGTGATTCAGTAATACTTAATGCCGCCTGATGTTGTGTAACGCTAGACTGTGTTATGTTTGCATCAGGAACATTAGCCCATGTAACGGCTGTGGATAAATCGTTTGTTTCTGTGTATGACGTAAGAAACCTACCATCAAGGTCTGCGGTAACTGTTGCACCGCCTGTCTTAGTCAATGTAAGTACACCGTCACTAGTGTCAAAACTAGCTGATGTAACTTCTGTTTCTTGAATAGCGGCTAAAGAGTTTGCCGCAGAGGTAGCTGATGCACTAGCCGCATTAGCTTGAGCAGTGACAGAATCCAAAAAGGAATTGTCCGATGAATCTCCTGAGCCACCTACACCTCTGAATATAGCCATGAAACAATCCTATGTGATTAAAAAAAAAAGAGAAAAGGGAAAGGGGCTTCCGAAGAAACCCCTTAAGTACTACTAGCCGTTTACAGCGATGTTGAATGCGGCATCGTTACGTAGAACAGCAGTACCATACAAAGTGTCAGCAGTGTATAGAGTAGCAAGGAAGTCCTGCTTGTACTGAGTCTGTGAACGAACACCCATTTGCTCCGCAAGAACCATAGAGTCTTTGTGGAACAACATAGCTTGTTTAACGTCACCACCTGCGCTGTTGTCAGCGGCAGTTTCGATGATTGGGCAGTTAGAAGAAACAAAGATGTCAATACCGTACAAGTTGCCGATTTGACCATTGTTTACAACTTTACCATCTACGAAGTCGCTAGAAGAGTAACGGTCAATACCCATGATAGCGTTACGTACTGATGGTGGTACTACTAGACAACGATTGTCCATAGGTACGTCAGCATCATCCATTTTTTGAATTAACTCACGGAAACCTGCATCGTTGAATACGTCACCTGCGGCTACAGAGTCTACAGCGTAAGCCTCAACACCTGAAGTGCCAGAGAAGTTGTAAGTACCAGTACCAACGTAGTCACCACCGTTGTCACCGAATTGCTTACCTAGTTCAAACAAGCTAGTGTCTACTTGCTTAGCTAGAGCGTAACCTGCGTCACCAGTGTAGAACTGACGAAGTGAAGACAATGCTTGAGTTTCAGTGATGTCTTCGATTAGACGTGAGTACTCGAAGTGCTTGTCTAGTGAGATTTGTACTTCGCCTTCACTAGCGTTCTGTACAGTAACTGCAACGCCTTCTGCTTTAGCGTGAGCATCGCCACGAACAGGCTTAGGAATGTGAAGAGTATCACCTTTCTTGCCAGTCATAGATAGCTTCTTAACTAAGTTAGCTAGTACTAGGTTAGATTGATAAGC